GAAGGTGTTGGAGAGTTTGGAACCAAATGGGTGGGAAGAGAATGATAACCTATACGTTACAAGAAGAATCTGGATCTACAATGAAAGCTGTAGGATGGAAGATGATGGGAGAGACAGGCGGATGGAAGGAAGGCACGGGCTGGACAACTAGACCCGGAAGAGAATGGCAACCAGTTATAGGACAAATGAAGTTCAGATGGGAAAAGACACAGATCTAAAACACGTTTCGGACGATGCTCTAAAAGAGATTGTGATGATTCAGAATCGAATCAAACAACTGGGCGTTAAAGAAAAATCACAGACAGACTTCATTGAGTATGTGAAGCACGTATGGGACGGCTTCATCGAAGGCGAACACCATAAGCTTTTCGCTGAGAAGCTAGAGCGCGTAGCCCAGGGCAAGTGTAAGCGTCTCATCGTTAACATGCCCCCTCGTCATACCAAGTCCGAGTTTGCTTCTGTGTTCTTTCCGTCATGGATCATGGGACTGAATCCTGATATGAAGATCATGCAGACCACCCACACCGCCGAACTGTCGGCTAGGTTTGGCCGTAAGGTACGTAACCTCATGGACACAGATGAATACAAGCAGATCTTCGATAAGGTGAGCCTGTCCGCTGACAGTAAGTCGGCTGGACGATGGGAGACGAATAAAGGGGGGGAATACTTTGCAGCGGGAGTTGGCGGAGCGATTACGGGTAGGGGTGCGGATTTGTTGATTATTGACGATCCGCATTCGGAACAGGATGCTCTCTCGCCCACTGCCCTTGAGTCGGCTTATGAATGGTATACCTCCGGACCGCGCCAGCGTTTACAGCCGGGGGGTATTATTGTGATAGTGATGACGAGGTGGAGTACGTTGGATCTGACTGAGAAGCTGATTAAGCGGATGAGTGAAGACCACGCGGATCAATGGGAGATCCTGGAGCTTCCTGCTATCTTGGAGGACAACACTCCGCTGTGGCCGGGCTTCTGGAAGATTGAGGAGCTGGAGTCTGTGAAGGCTTCTATTCCGATATCGAAGTGGAATGCTCAGTACATGCAGAATCCCACCTCAGAGGAAGGGGCTTTGATTAAAAGGGACTGGTGGCAGATCTGGGAACAAGAAGATCCACCCGGATGTTCGTATATATTGCAGTCCTACGATACTGCGTTTAGTGCGAAGGAGACAGCTGACTACAGTGCGATTACTACATGGGGTGTGTTCAGGCCTAGTGACGGTGCGCCTGAGTCGATTATATTGTTAGATGCTAAGAGAGGGCGGTGGGATTTTCCTGATTTGAAGACCACAGCCTACGATGAATATATTTATTGGCAACCAGATATTGTGTTGGTAGAATCGCAAGCGAGTGGTACACCCTTGACGCATGAGTTGAGAATGATGGGGATCCCGGTTGTGAATTACAGACCAACCAAAGGGAAGGACAAAGTTACTAGGGTTCACTCTGCTTCTCCAGTGTTTGAAGCAGGAATGGTTTGGGCTCCGGATGCAATCTTCGCAGAAGAAGTTATCGAAGAATGTGCAGCCTTTCCATTTGGTGAACACGATGACTTTGTGGATTCGACAACACAGGCTATACTGAGATTTCGTCAGGGTAACTTCGTTAAACTAGCGTCAGACGAAGAGGACGATGAGCCTGTACCCAGAGAACGAATATATTATTAGAGGTAATAACATGGCAAAAAAGATAGCATCAAAAATAGTTAAAGAAGCAGCTAAAAGAGCAAAAGATAAATTTAAGCCCAATCCTAACGCACCACAAAGCAGAGCAATCAGCGGTGCTCCAGAGAAAGGAACTGTAGGTGCTCAAAAAACACCTAAAGCTAAAGCAACACCTGCAACAACTAAAGGACGTGGAAGACCAAAGGGTTCTAAAAATAAAACGAAAGCTAGTCCAGCAACAGGAACTTCTTTAGCTGTAATAAAACCTAAGACTGGAACTTCTTTAGCCACAACTCCAAAATCAGTTGTATCTGAAACATTAAAGAAAAGTCCAGCACTAAGCACAATAGCAAAAGGATCAGCAATAGCTGGGCTTATAGGTGGTGGTGCAGGATTAGGTAATTTTATACTTAAAGGAAGAAAAGAGAAAGCCGCGCAAAGTAAACCAATAAGTTTTGGACAAGCTTTTAAGAAAGCTCGTGCTCAAGGCGAAGGAACTAAATTTACTTGGAAAGGTAAAAGCTACACAGCAGTAACCAAAGATGATCTTAAGAAAAAAGGTTACGATGCCAATGAACTAAGACAGTACGCCAACAGAAAGGGTAAAGCTAGAGGTCCGTTGAACAGATTGGGACAAGGCGTTAAAAAAATTCTTCTAGGTAAGGACAAGAAGTTTGGTGGCGATAAAGGTGCTATTGATTTCATTAGAACACGTAAAAAGAAACCAACCACTAAAAAAGCTGGCGGTATGGCTAACTCTAAACCTAAAAAATTCAAAGCGGGCGGAATGGCTACCAAAGGGCTAGGTAAAGCCTACATGAACTCTAAAAGGTAATCATGGCTAAAAAAATAGCTAAGTCTTTAATCAAGAAACTTGTTAAAGAAATTAAAGAACTTAAGCCTTCTGATAAAGACAAGGAGAGATACCGTAAGGGTAAGCAAGCTTATAAGTCTGATGTACCTGAAATACAGAAAGCTCTTGATGATGCACATGGTGGTTCAACTTTAAAAGTTATTAAGCCTGTTAAGAAAAAGAATGGCGGTCTAGCAACAAAAGGTCAGGGGAGAGCTTTTTTAAAAGGTAATAGATAATGGCAGATATAGACAAGGCAATTGATCCTGAAGAACAAGAAGAACTTCAGGTTAGGAACCGAACCAAAGGGATGGATATCGAAGTCGATGTGACTGAAGAAGATCCAGAACTAGAATCATTTGAAGAACTAGAAGACGGTACGATTGCTTTTGGCAACATGCCAGAGCCTGTAGATGACACAGAATTCTCTGCTAACTTAGCAGACTTGATGGATGACTCTGACTTGAATTCTTTAAAGAATGATTTGATGGGTAACATTGACGCTGATAAGGATTCTCGTAAAGATTGGGAGAAGACTTACAAAGACGGCCTTGAGTATCTTGGTATGAAGACAGAAGAAAGAGTACAGCCATTTGAAGGCGCATCCGGGGTGATGCATCCGTTATTGGCAGAATCCGTCACTCAGTTCCAAGCGCAAGCCTATAACGAATTACTACCATCTCAAGGACCAGTTAAAACACAAGTCTTGGGTATGACTACTCCTGACAGTGAAGCGCAAGCTTCTCGTGTACAAGAGTTCATGAACTATCAGTTAATGCAGATCATGAAAGAGTATGATCCTGAAACGGATCAGATGTTGTTCTACCTACCTTTGTCTGGTTCAGCCTTTAGAAAGGTTTACTATGATCAGAATCTAGGCAGAGCAGTATCTAAGTTTATTCCAAGTGAAGACTTAATCGTACCTTACGCTGCTACAGATCTACACAGTGCTACTAGGATTACTCACGTAATCAATATGTCTATAAACGACATTAAGAAACTACAACAAATAGGTTTCTATAGTGATGTGGATGTAGATTCTGGCAATATGTTGGCATCGGATACTGATGGCATTCAAGAAGAGATAGATGATTTACAAGGCGTTAGCCCAAGTTACAACGATGATGATACCTGTAAGGTCTATGAGATCCATACAGAACTAGATATACCAGGGTTTGAAGACCTCAACGCAGAAGGCGAAGAGACAGGAATCAAACTTCCATACATCGTAACCATAGCTAACAATAAAGTTTTATCTGTTAGAAGAAACTACAGAGAAGAAGATCCTTTGAAGCAAAGGATTAATTACTTCGTACATTACAAATTTTTACCGGGTCTAGGATTCTACGGCTTTGGTTTGACTCACATGATTGGTGGCTTATCTAAAGCTTCCACATCTATTTTGCGTCAGCTTATTGACGCTGGAACTCTTTCTAACTTACCGGCTGGATTTAAAGCGCGTGGTATTCGTATCCGCAATGATGATCAGCCTTTGCAACCTGGAGAGTTCAGAGATATGGATGCTCCCGGTGGTAGTTTGCGAGACGCTTTTGTTCCGCTGCCTTTTAAGGAGCCAAGTCAAACCCTACTCTCTCTCCTAGGGATATTGGTTGATAGCGGTAGGCGTTTCGCATCTATCGCTGATACGCAAGTTGGTGATGGCAATCAAAATGCACCAGTAGGTACAACGATAGCTTTATTGGAACGTGGTACTCGTGTGATGAGTGCGATACATAAAAGACTACATGCAAGCCAAAGGATTGAGTTTGAAATCCTAGCTAAAGTGTTTTCAGAATCATTACCACCGTCTTACCCTTATTCTACGGCTAATGGCAATCAGATGATTAAAGCTATGGACTTTGATAACAGAGTAGACGTATTACCTGTATCAGATCCTAATACTTTCTCTATGAGTCAAAGAGTCATGATGGCTCAAGAGCTATTGAGAACTGTACAGAGTAATCCAGAGATCCATGGTCCCACTGGAATATATGAAGCTTACAGAAGAATGTATTCTTCTATGGGTGTACAGAACATCGAACAGTTACTACCTCCACCACCTCAACCACAACCTGTAGATCCAGCTAATGAAAACGCAAGTCTAATTGCTGGTATGCCAGCACAAGCTTTTGCTGGACAAGATCATGATGCACACATCAACAGTCACATGTCTTTGTATGGAACAATCACTGCACAATCCAACCCGGTTGTGTTGTCTATGATACAAGCCCATATCTATCAGCATATTTCATTTAGAGCTGCTGAAATTGTAGATGAGCAAAACGCACAGAACCCTGAGTTCCAAGCTATGGCTCAACAGATACAACAACTACCACCAGAAATTGGTATGGGATATCAACAGAAGCTACAAGAGAATGTAGCCAAAGATATCGCTGCCGTTGTGTCAGGATTAACAGAACAAATC